CATGCCGACAGCACCGTCTGCTGACGTAATAAATCAGCGTTATCAACAAAATATGCCTGATATTTTTAGCACAGCAATGCAATATGCAGGTGCTAAACCACAAAATATCGGTGATATTTTTGCTGCGTTTGCTGCAAATTCAGGTGCTAATCCTGACCAGATAACTAATGCCCAGATGGGTGCTGGTATGGATTATGCTAAAACAAGATCAGGTTTTGAAGCTGATCCTGAGAATCGTGTTATTAGATTAACACCTGGTTCAATATTAGCTGATTATGATGGTAATGAAATATTATCTGCACCGTTTAAGGGTAATTCTTTACCAGCGAATATTAATCCAACATTAACGAACCCTAATCAGTTACCAATGAGTGAGTCAGGTATTGCTCCTACAGATAGTACAATAGCTAATACTTACCCTGAACCGAATTCAGCTCATTTATACGATAAAGCAGGTAGATCAGGTGGAGTTCTAGGTAAAGCAGTTGAACTTTACACTGACTATGCTGGTCAGCTTTTACCTGTGCCTGATAGTTTTGAGGGTGTAGTTCAAGATAGACAAGATTTGATTACAGCACAAAACATGTTGACTAGGGCACTTAGTCTTAATCCTAAAATGCCTGTTGCAGAAATTAAACGTATAATGGCAGAAAACCCTGTTCAACCGTCAGCAGGTAGAAGTGGTGAATCATCACAAGCTAAATTAAGGTCATTAGCCGCAAGTATGAAACAGATACAACAAAATGCTATGAATGATGTTTATGATCCAAATCTTAATGAGAAAGACAGACAGTTACAATATAAGAGTGTTAAAGATATACAACGATTTTTAGATGCTTTAGGTATACCTGAATCACAAAACATGACCCCTGTTAATAATCAAAAGCAAGGTAGACGCTCACTTGATGAAATATTCGGTAGGTAAATATGCGAGATAAAATATATGCTGCGAAGAATGAAGGTTATTCTGATGATGATATAATAAATTATTTATCTCAAACAGAATATGCCGATCAGGTTAATTCTGCCCGTGCGGAAGGTTATTCTAATGATGAAATAGTTAATTTTCTAGGTGGTGAAGAGCAAGGCTTCTTTAACAGGTTGAAACAGGGTGCTGCTGATTTTTATTTGTCTACTGGTCAAATGGCTAATTATCTTGGTCAGAAGACAGGTTTAGGTGATGTACAGTTTACATCTGAGGGTATAAATTATGTGTCACCTGAAGAGCTTGCTGACCAACAACCTATTATTCAGGATGCAATAAAACTGAATAATATGGCTAAAGGTGACCCAGGTCTTGCTGCCGATTTTGCTATAGCGGCAGGTAACCCTGCTACATGGATGGCGGCACTTGGTCCAGGTGGCGCAGCAATTCAAGGTATGAAGGGTGGTTTAGGGTTAGAGTTTGCTACACCACAAGAGGGTGATTTTGACCCTACTCAAAAAGCGGTTGACACAGGGATTGCCGGTACTGCTGGTGCAGCATTTGGTAAAGGTATGGATATTGCAGTACCTGCAATCGCTAAAGGTGTCACCGGTGCAGCCAAAAATATAGGTATTGTTCCTAAGAAAGTTATAGGTGGTGCAGTTGCGCCTTTCAGCACAAAGATGGCTCAACCAAGAGCTACTAAGGAACTCACAAAACTTGTTCCTGACACTGAAACAGCAGTAAAAAATATTGACAGGGAATTTATATCAGACCTTACCCCTGCACAAAAATCAGGTAGTGAAGACTTAATGTCTCTACAGAATACAATTGCGGATAAATCGCCTGCTCAAAGATTAAAGCTTGAAGATCAGGCAAATAAAGTAAGAGAGCAATTATCCGGTGAATTAGAAGGTATCGGTGGTGGTAACGTTGCCAACACAAGAGAATTCATTGACACCCGTCGGGCAAATACTTTGGATAAATTGAAAGGCAGAGCTAATATTGCACAAGGGGAAGCTGTTGATGCTACAGCTAATGTTTTACCTACAAAAAGACCGTCCGAAGCGTCAGTTCAGGTGAGTGAGGAATTAGGTGATTCTTTAAGAAAAGCTAAAGGTCGTGAGAGAAATTTATGGTTAAGAGTACCTGATGATGTGGTAGTTGAAACTAATAACTCAGCAAAAATGTTTAACGACATTAAGAGTAATACACCTTCTGCCCAGATAGACGATATACCATCATTTTCTGAAGACATACTTTCTGGACAAAATACAATAAAAGAACTACAGGGTCTTCGCAGTAAATTACTTGAAGATTCAAGAATAGCACGTGCAGCAGGTAATTATAATAAATCTAGGCTTGCTGATGATTTAGCTGATGCTGTATTAGAAGATATGGGTGCACAAGCAGATAATATTCAAGGTGAGGCAGGTGATTCTCTAAGAAGAGCTTTAGATTTTTCGAGAGAGGTTGCCCAAAAATTTAAACAAGGTTCTGTCGGTAAAGTAATGGGTTCTGATAAAACAGGTGGTAGCAAAATTGCACCTGAACTCATTTTAGATAGGACTATAGGATCAGGTAGTACAAAAGGTGGTGTAGCAGCATCAGAACTTGAAGATGCCGCACCAACTGATAATCTGAGAGAAGGTATCTCTCAATATGTCATGAATAATTTTAAGAATAAGGCGTACAAGGGTGATAAAGTCGACCCTGCTGCTGCTGAGAAATTTATTCGAGATAATGTTGATATATTAGATAGGCTGCCTGATTTAAAATCGAATATAGAAAAGGCTGCGTCTTTACAGTCAAGTGCTACCAGTAAAACTGCAAAACTTGAAAATGTTAAAAAGAAATTGTTTAGTAAGCAACAATCTAAAACTGCTGAATTTTTAGATGCACCTGTAGGAAAAGAATTTGACCGTATATTGAATTCTAAGAATCCTGGAGGATTAACCGCCCAGTTACGTAGGACAGTAGCTAAAGATAGAACTGGTGAGGCGTTGAAAGGGTTAAAAACAGCAGCAATTGACCATTTAGTTACCAAGTCAGGAATGTCGGGTAAGAAAATGACATCGATGCTCAATGATAAGAAAATGACATCTGTTTTAGATCAATTACTTGATTCTCAGGAACGCAAACGACTGTCAATGATTGCTGAGGAATTAAGGCTTGTAGATGGTACAAGTATGAAACAGTCGAGTGTTATATCCGACCCCCCTGGGCGATTATTATCAATGGTTGTTACCACACTTGGTGCAAGAGCAGGTGCTCAACTTGGTGCTGGCACTTCAGGTGCGTCATTGAAAACAGCAAGTGCCGGTAGTAAATTATTTAATGATATTTTAAATAATCTTACTACCGATAAAGCTGAGGTGTTATTAAACAAAGCTGTGTTTGATGATGAATTAATGAAGATATTACTGATGGACGGTGGACCAAAAGGTAATACGAAAATGGTCGAAAGAAGACTTTCTAATTGGTTAAAGAACAACACTGGTTTTGCTGATGTGCTACTTGGTGCTAAGGCAGGTCAAGAGGGTGTTGATTTGTATCGGGAAGATCAGGAAGATTAACTATTCCTGTTAATACAGCCAATATTATCATTATAGGTGAGAAAAATACCCACCCTAAAATGTATAATATAATGAATTTAGTGCCATGTTCATAGGCGGTAATCAAATTCATTATTATACCAAATGTTAGTAAACAAAAGATATTTACTAATAAAATAATCATTGTTACTGTAAATAATATATCCATTATTATAATTATACATTAATATGACACAATGTCAAATGGAAATTTCCATTTGACACATGTCATAGTATGTGCTATTATGTCATATATTGGCATAGTTTAAATGGAGAATTTACAGTGAAATTTTACACACCAGAACAAGCAGCAGAAGAATTAGGTGTATCAAAACGTACCCTTATCAGATGGAGGGTCGAAGGTAAATTTGTACCTGAATCAAAGACAGCAGGTGGTCATAGTCGCTATTCAGAAGAACAATTAGAACGTGCAAAACACGGAGAATATGAAAATGTAGAAACCGATCTTGAGGGATTAATGCAATGACCAAAGAAGAATTTTTAGATTTCATAGACGATATTTGTGATGCAAGGATTGAACATTTTGAGGCTGTCAAATCAGGTAATGTTTCTGACATGAATGGTGCTTATCACAATTATGAAGACATGGTAAATAATTTTTGGGAAGCGTTAAATGATTAGCGTCTCATCAGCACTGACATTATATCGAAGTCATAAGCGTGATAACATCGTTGATATAAAACGCCTTGATGCCGCAATAAGGCACTTAAACAATGTTTTTGTAGACGATAATTTATGTGACATTGATGTGATAGCGTGTAGGGGCTACATAGAAGCCCGTAGAGAGCAATTTACTGTCAGACATGGTAAGCAGTGCGAAACATCAGATTCGACTATAGCACGTGAGCTAGGCGTGCTCAAAGCTGCCGCAAATCATGCACTCAAATGGAAACGTATCACCTTAGATAAAATGCCGACATTTGAGATTCCGACCAATTTGTCGAAGGGAACAATATGGTTACTCGATGATGAACTGAGGAAATTATACATTACAGCCAGAAGTCATAGTGATTCTATGTATGCATTTATAAGGCTGCTCTATATCACCGGATCAAGGCGAAATGCGATTGAAAACCTTGAATGGACGCAAGTAGATTTTAAACGTGGTGTTATTTACCTTAATAAACCAGGTCAAAAGGAAACGAAAAAACGTAGACCGACAGTACCAATGGGTGACGCTAGGGATGTGCTGGAAAATTTAAGAAAAGGTGGTCGTTATGTCTTGGGAAGCAACACGGACAGGTACAGGCAGTTTATGCACGTTGCACAGCTTGCAGGGTTGGACATTTTACCGGAGCGTGACGGTAGACCCTCTGGGCGTATATCACCGCACGTATTGCGCCATACGAGGGCAACACATTTACTCGAAAATGGAATGCCGATATACAGCGTCGCAAAATTATTAGGTGATAATCCGACTACAGTTGAGAAGGTTTATGCCCATGCTTGCGTATCGAAATTAGAGAATGAATTGGAGAAATATAGTGCCTCACGCTCATGAAAAACAGAAATTGCTTATACCTCGTAAAAAAGACAGGCGGATTAAACTTACACCTGAACAAAGAATTGAAATACGTGAAAACGCAGAAGGTCTTTCCAATTATAAACTTGCTGAAAAATATGGCGTATCTAAAAGATTAGTACAATTTATTCGTCATCCTGAAAGACAAGCAAAAAATCTACAAGATCGTCATGATCGTGGTGGAACAATGAAATATTATGATAAAGAAAAACATCGTGAGACCATGAAAGATCACAGGCAATATAAAAAAGAGCTTTATGATAAAAACGAATTAGTTAAAAGCGATAGCACAGATAGCCAGTAAAACTATCATTGCTGCCACCCATAAAAGTCTTTCTTTGGTTACTATTTCACCAAATTTACGCAGGGTTTTTGGTTTACAGTATGTCATTATACCGTAAGAATTATAAACTTCAGCGATAGCCTGCTGTACTTTCCATTCTAATGGGTAGTAAGAACTCGGTGTAACCAGTGCACCGGTTGGTAATTGAACCTGCATGGGCGAAATCCTCCTGATTAGCTCATCAGATCAGTATAAGCTCCTTTCCATAAAGGGTCAACCAACTTGCGAGTTTCACCAATATACCAGTCATAATTGATGTCTTTGATTTTACCATAAATAGTATTTGCTACAGCAACTTTGTAACCGTCATTTATGTTAATTGTACGCTCCCTATCTTTAACACCAAGTTTTTCACGACGTTTACGTAAAATTTCAAAATCACGTTTTTCAGCAGGTCTTTTTGCTCTTTCTTCAAGTTGAGCCATTGATGATGTTTGTTTTAGCGGAGGCATCACTTTCACTAATTGCCCACCGGTCTTACACATATAATATCTGGTGGTATTTTGAAGCTGGTGAGCATTATTGTCATATTCAATCAGTAAATAACTGGTGCGTGGCACATTAGTCCTAAGCATGAAATCATGGTCGTTATCGTGATTTTTTATGAAATCTTCTATGTTTTCACCACGTAAAAGATGTGCTTCAGCAGCCTTCTGGACAATTAAAGCTGAGTGATTTTGATGCCACGCCATTTCGTATTCATAAGCACCTTTTCGTTTGACTTTACCGTCAGTATATTCACCGATGTAATTGTTCACATCCCTGATGAACATTCTACTGTAATCAGCACGTTCAAGAGCAAGACCTGTTAATTTTTCCCACTCTTTATTGATTTCTTCGATCTCGGAAATCCGATGTCGAGGTACTTTGATTGTCACACCGTCAGTGTTGATCTGAATAAGTGAAACACCTTCAACACCCATCATTTTTTCAGCCAACATGCAGAGCATTAACTGACCGTTTATGGTAATGGTCATTGTGTATTGAGGGTCGTAAAATGCGCTGAATTTATTGTTTGAGTCACCGTATACACCATTTAATGCCAGTTTCAACATTGCATTTTCTGGACTACCTTTAGGGTAGGATAATCGGTCTTTTCTTACCTGCTCATAAATATCACAGAATTTTTCCGTCATGTGTTCAGGGAAAACCCTGTTTGCGATAGCAATTGATGGGTAAAGGCTGGTTACATCATAGTCAATAATCGCAAAATCATCAGTTTCTTCAACAATAGTTGATTCTACTGAACCATGAATACCGCCAGTACCAAAATCGAACTGGAAACCGTCAACAATACAGTTGAGATTTTTTACCTTACCTTTGACTGTGGTAAGATTAGAATATTGCTCTAAAGAGCCTAGATTTTCGATGCCTGTAAACACACCTTTTGTTTCCCTGATTGACTGTCTTTCAAGCCACTCCTTTACTGCCTGAAATTCAGGTCTTTCAAACTCTATATATGGGAAAATAATGTTTTTTAAGAAGATGATATTACGTTTAGTTTGAACCGGTACACGTTCACCGTCTCTTATGTCAAAACATTTTATATTGGCTCTCTCAAGCTCCATCAGGAAGTAGTCTTTACCGATTTTAGTATCATTGTGATTCAGGAAATTTTTATTATATTTTTTCGATAATTCCTCTCTGAAGCGAATCATATCTAAGGATTTTTCATAAAATTTAGCAGTTTCTCGGCAATCATGGATGTTGTACCTGATAAGTTCGTCAATCTGCTCACTATTAAGCCGAGTACCTACAGCATAAGGCAGGTCAGCAATTGTGCTGGAACACATGTTAAATTCAAGTTTTTTAAGGCTAGTTGACCGTGCTACGTTATCAAAATGGTGAATTCGGAAAAGGTCAATTTGCGGTATTATGTGCTCATGTGCCCAAATTATGTATTTAAAGCGTTCTTCTTTTGGAAAATTAATGATTTTCTGAGCAACCTGGTATGCGAAATGCGCTTTATCCTGCATTTGGGCAAAAGGTTTGTGATTTATCAGGCGATGTAACACTTGATAGTCGAAATAGAAATTATTGTATCCAACCCATCTAACAAAGTTCATGCAACACTTATCTACAAATTCGAGAAAATCCTGCCAATCATCTTTACGTTCAGACATTTCAAACGTCTTAGCATTACCTGATTTTGGGTCTAAAAAGGTAATCGTTAAGACGTTAGGGTATGTTTCTATATCATATATAATATTGTGCATTACAACCTAATTCTTAGGTTTCACAGCGTTAAAAGCGTCAGTCATTTGTTCTTTAATTTCACTTATGGCACGCTCACGAGCATCGTCGATTAAGTCATTTTCATTAAGGTCTATAGTACACTCACCACTAACCTGCATTGATTCATAATTTCCAAGATTTATCGTGCGTTGTGCAGAGATTGATATTTGTGATATTTTCATTCTTGTAATCCCTCTATTATATGAATTAAATCTAAAAGTCTCATTAAATTAACTCCTTATCTTCAGCTAACCATTCAGGCACTTCAATGTAAGCACCGTTAATTTCAATTTGCGATTTAGGCAACCATACTTTTTCATCTTCAAGGTTGGTTACCAGTATCGCAAGCTCTGTTTCATGCTCAATATCAAGTATTAACTTGTGTGTTTCCTTGCTCATTTTTTAACCTTTTCACTTCATCTTTTAAGTACCATATTGCCTTTTCAATTTCTTGAATTGACGGGTTTGATTCTTTCAGCCCAGATCGCCACAAATATTTAACCGCATTACCACAGTTAAAATTCATGTGACGGGTGATTTCTATACATTCAATACCTGACGGATGTGATGTATAATGTTTAGGGTGGTTTACCGGATCACTCATAAAATGTGTCCTCCCATTGGTGTTCGCACTCTGGACATTCAACAATAAAAGTGTGGGTGTAAATATCCTCTAAATCACGTTCAAGAATTTCCACAAATGTATCACGGTCAGTAGACGTACCAACCGTGATTTCACCAACTTTCTTACCGTTTAAAAATATATCATCTGCGATTATTTTTATCATGACATCATGTCCTCAAGGCTGTCAATAACGCCTTCATAAGTTTCAATTAAGCTGTCGATTTCATCACGTTTTTCACGCTCTAATTTACGACGACGGATTACCTGACGCATGATTTTAGTATCGAAACCTTCACCTTTTGCATCAGCATAAACAACTTTGATGTCATCAGCTATAGCCTGTTTATCAGACTCTAAGCGTTCTACTCTATCAATATAATTTTTTAGTGCTTTTTTAGCGTTATCACCAATTGCACCTTTTAACATATCGTCAGACATAATTTATTTTCCTTATAATAAAATTAAATCCAAAGGTGTCGAATTCGACACCTTTGGAAAATAAAACTAAAACAGTGAGTCTACACTTGACCCATTATCACCTGAAGCAGGTGCAGGTGCTGAACTTTCGAAGCCTTCAACAGCACCGAATTCTTCCTCACCTTGTGCTTTCACAAAACCAATCGGATCATCATGGTCAAGTAACTGCACATTTACCAAACCAAGGTAAAGCCCTGGATACTTACCTTTGGATAACCAGTAAGGTCGTACCGTAGCTCTTGCCCAACGTCCAGAATATGCTTCGTTTTGAAGTTGTTCTGGGTCAACCTTCTGACCACTTGGGTGAACAAAGTCTGGTGCTTGTTTTGCAGCAGCAGTCATTAATGTCCATCCGTCATATTCCGGACCAGCAGGTTTACCGCCTTTTGAACGGTTGTTAGGATCAGCAAAACGATTGTTAACGAACGTTTTGGCACGATTCTTGTCGCCATCAAGATTGTCGAGCGCAATTGCCGCCATTTCGTTTTTAAGCATCACCAAACCTTTCTCGGCAACGTCAGGTTTAAAGCAAAGCTGTAAACTGTATCTGTCCTTACCTGCATCATCCTTTTGGGGTGTGTAGGCATATTGGGCATAAAACAATTTACCCTTTGGTGTGATAATGTTACCACTAACCGGTGACTTATGACATGTGTTTGTATCTTGCATAGTTTTTACTCCTTATAAACTTGTTAATCGTTAAAACACATTATGACTGCTTTGCAGCAGCTTCCACTAAAGAACGTGAAAGGCGATACCCTTCAAGCTCCCATAGCTTATCGTAGGCTTTAGTTACACACTCTTTGTGTGCAATCGTCTTGCCAATTTCTTCGTCAAAGTTTTTAGGGTCAACACATTGACCGAAACCATCTGCTACAGCAAACCCGTCAAGATATGCGCTGCACATGATTCTATTTTCTTTGACTATTCCAAAAACATATTCGATTTTTTCGAATAATGCGTCTATTTGCGCCTTTGTTACACGTGGTGCAGTTAGACCTTTTTGAACGATTTTTTCTTCAATAACATCTTCAAAAGACTTAGGTTTTTGAGTTGTTGCATTTTGTGTCATTTTAATTTCCTTTAGTTAAAGTTTTAGCAATCGTAGAGAATATTAAGTCTTTTTTCTTTTGGTCTTCAGGAAGCTCATCATAAGGTTTGAAACAAGGATGGGTTTTTTTCTGTTCATCTTTGTACTTACCATAAATCCACCCTTCTGATTCTTTAACCGATAACCAACTCTTATGACTATCTTCTGGTGTTGATTCTGGGTTATCAATTATATGTTGCACACCTTTAACAGCAGATTCTTTCTGCCAGTCAGGTGCGTTATGCCAGTCTTTTTGACTATTATCACCTATAGTTTCACAGTAAGCTTTATTTGCTTGATGACATATTTTTGCTATATCTTGAATATTCATGAATTTCTTCTTAAAATAATTTAATTGCAGTTGTTGATTGTTTAGTAGGTTTCTTATTTTCAATACTTACAG